CCCGTTACTACTTATAACAAAAATAAGTTACCTAAAATATTCAAACAGATTAGGTAGTTGTTGCTGACTCCCAATATTGGTACTGCCAGGTGCAATCGAATACTTCAATCGTATCGTTGTTTTCATAAGCCAAATCTATTTGACTTATTTGCTCTGGGAAAGCACCACGGAAGTTGTAAGTTTTTAGAACGGATTCGTCTCGATCTAATTGTTCTACAATTAAGTCAGCTTGGTAATCTGTTGGTGATGTAAGACCAACATTTGTACTGTGAGCATTAATCGCATTCGACCATCTTTCTAAAGCGTTACGGACATTGAAGTCAGTATCGTTATAGACTTGAGTTACCCAAGGTTGGAAAGTACGTACACCCGCAACTTTAAGTTCCCTTCCTCTAAATGGTACAGGAATTGTACTCATTAAAGATTCAGGTAAAGTTGCTGCTCGTACTAAAAACGAGGTTAGCTCAACATCACCTTCAGCAAAAGCTGGGTAATTGATAGTTACTTTGAACAGATTAGGACGAGCACCACCACCTTTGATCTTCGATTTAAAATCGTCTACGCCTAAAATAGCCATGTTATTCTCCTATTAAACTGTTCCTGCTACTTCTTCAAAGTCAACACCTGATCTGACAGCTACAAAATTTAGAGTAATGTAGTTGACTGAACGTGCTGGCTTAATGAATATTGAAGCAACAAATTCGTTACGATCTACAACAGCAGCTGTGTTGTTAGTTGCATCACATACGACTCTGAAGTCTGTGATACCTCTTCTTCCCTTGATTTCTCTTAGGAATGGCTCAACAACGTTTACGAACTCAGCTCGAGTAAACTCATCGTTAAACTCAAACATTACGTTCTTAGCAGCTTGGCTGATTGCCCTTTCGACTGCAAGGAATAATCTTCTTACATTAATTCTATCGAATGCAGAAGGTCTTGCAAGTTTAGTCTTATCACCGAATAGCAATACACCTTGTCCAGGAATATTTGCTATAGGGTTAACACCTGCTTTGTACAAAGTGTCCCTTTGTGATTTGTTTGGACTATATGCTAGAGCAGTTACACCTAGTAGATTACCTCTTCTCTGACCTGCAGGTGAGAACCATGGAGCAGCATTTAAGTCTGCAGCAGCCATGAGGCCAGCGACAGATGATGCAGCAGGTACAAAGACATATTTATCGTTATACTTATCGTATACTTTAATATATTGGTTATCTACAATTAGATATGATGAATTTGTAAATGTTTCAGCTGTTGCTACAGCGTTAGTTACTGCAGTAGCTGCAGCTACATTTACTACATCATTTCTGGCTGGTGAACTTACTACAACACAGTCTTTACGTGTTGTTCCAGCTATAGTTACAAGATCATTTACAACTGTTGTTTGATCTGCTCGAGCAGTCATGCCAGGAGCAATCAAAAAGTCAACAGTAATATTTTCAACATCTTCAAATTGGTCAAAACCAGTAGCAACTTCAGAAGTTGTAAGTGTGCCTGAAGCAACTCCACCTGCTAATGAGGTAGATTTAGTAGCAGCTGTCTTAATTTGAGCAGCTGTTCTGCTTTGTGCAACTTGGAAGTCAACACCAGAAGATGCATTTGTGCCAGCATTTCCAGTTGTTAAATCACTGTCAAAACCAGCAAGATAGATGTATTCTGATCTGTTATTAATTACGTCTTTTACGTAGTTAGAAGTACCATCGTCAGCTTTAGCATTTAATGCTAATGAAACATATGGGAAAGTTTCAAGTACTGTTCCAGCAGTACCAGAAATATCACCATCTTCATCGACAATAGCAACGTGAATTTCGTCATTGGTTGCTGATAGTCCTGAAGCAAAACTTGATGTTCCTGGTGGTCCATCAAATGATGATGCATATGTCCATGTATCAAATACACCGTCTGAGTCAGCAGCAGATAATGATGCAATCTTAAGTGAGTTACCTAAGGTTCCAGCATATCTTGCAATGTAAGTCTGATTGGAATCACCGACAGTTAATGTGTCAAAGTGATCTTTATCTCGGAT